TCAGCCACTTCTGCGACTACAGCTACAACAGCAACAAACCTGGCTGGCGGTGCTAACGGTTCTGTTCCTTATCAAACTGGATCAGGAGCAACCACTTTCCTTGCTGCTGGTTCTAACGGTTATGTTTTAACCCTAGCTGCTGGTGTACCGACTTGGGCTGCTGCTGCTGGTGGTTTAACGATTTCTGACGATACAACAACCAATGCGACTCGTTACCCATTGTTTTCAAGCGCTACAAGTGGATCAGTTAGCACAGAATACACAAGCTCTACAAAATACACTTATAACCCATCCAAAGGCGATCTTTCTGCACCTCAAACAATCGCTACAAATGGCTTGGTAATCAATGCCAATACCAATACTACTTCTTATACAATAGCTACTGGGCAAAACGCTATGAGCGTTGGGCCATTTACAACTGCTGGCGGCACAAGTATTACTGTTCCTGCTGGCTCACGGTGGATTATTTTATGAGTTCAATTGTTATTAGTGGAGATACTTCAGGTAGCGTAACTATGTCTGCTCCAGCGGTCGCTGGCAGCACAACAATTACTTTGCCTACTTCTGTAACTGCTTCAACTACAAATACAGTAACTAATAAGATTGCTATTGTCATTAATGGCACAACTTATTATTTATTGGCATCAACTTCGGGTACATAATGGCATCTACTATATCCGCAGGAACTACTACAGGAACAGCATTAAATATGTCAGGGGATACCTCTGGCACATTAGCTTTGACTGCTTCTTCTGGAATTATTGATGCTTCTGCTACTACTGGTGCTTTGACTGTGCCTACTGGTACGACTGCACAAAGACCAAGTAGCCCAGTAGAAGGACAAATTAGATATAACACTTCATACAAAATTATTGAAGGCTATGTAAATAGCGCATGGGTGGCAATTACTGGCTCATTTTCTTATGCCGTTTCTTATCTTGTTGTAGCTGGCGGTGGCGGCGGTGGTAAAGAAAATAATAGTTCTGTTAGCTCAGGCGCAGGAGGCGGTGGTGCTGGAGGTTTATTAACTAACTCGGCTACATTAACTGCTGGTGCAATTTATACAGTTATGATAGGCGGCGGAGGTGCTGGAGGTGCAACTTCTACTAATGGAACAAATGGTAGTAACAGCGTTTTTTCTGGAAGTGGAATTACTACTGTTACTACTATAGGCGGTGGCGGTGGTGGTGCTTCAGCGGCTGGTTCTGCGCCAGGAAGTTCTGGCGGCTCAGGTGGTGGCGGTGGTTATTTAACTGGTACAGGCGGTGCTGGCACTTCTTTACAGGGAAATGCTGGTGGTAATGGAAGCACAACTGATGGCGGCTCAGGCGGTGGCGGCGGTGGTTCTTCTGCCGCAGGAACAACTGGCGCAAGTAATATTGGAGGCAATGGAGGCGCAGGAACAGCATCTTCCATTACTGGTTCTTCAGTAACTTATGCAGGAGGCGGTGGCGGTTCTGCTAGTGCAACGGCTGGTACAGGCGGTGCTGGTGGCGGTGGAAATGGAGATAAAACTGCTGGGCCTGTTGCTGGTTCTGCTGGCTCTATTAATACTGGTGGCGGTGGTGGAGGCGGTGGAACTAATACAGGAAATACTTATTCTGGTGGTTCTGGTGTAATTATTCTGTCTGTACCAACTGCATCTTATACAGGCACTACAACTGGTTCTCCAACAATTACAACCAGCGGCAGTTTTACTATTTTAAAATTTACTGCTTCTGGCAGTTATACAGCTTAATTAGGAGATTTACATGGGACATTTTGCAAAAGTAGTAGATGGTAAAGTTACACAAGTTATTGTGGCTGAACCTGAATTCTTTAATACATTCGTTGATTCATCGCCAGGCGCTTGGATTCAAACTAGTTATAACACTCGTGGCGGAAAACATTACGACCCAACTACAGGTCAAGAATCCGCAGATCAAACCAAAGCTCTTCGTGGCAACTATGCTGGTATAGGTTATACATACGATCAAACGCATGATGTATTTTATGCGCTACAACCATTCCCAAGTTGGACAATTTCTGCTCCAACATGGACATGGGAAGCCCCAACACCTATGCCTACAGATGGCAAGCAATACAAGTGGGATGAAGCAACTAAATCTTGGACTGAAATAGTTTAAGGATAAAAAATGTCTGTAATTATTAGCGGCTCTACTGGAATAACAGCAACATCTGCTACGCAAAGTATTGATTTGCCTCAAGGTACTACAGCCCAAAGGCCTGCAAGTCCTGCCGCTGGTGCTATGCGTTACAACACTACTACAAATCAGACTGAAGTTTATAGCGGAATTGCATGGGTAACATTAAGCAGTCAAACATATTCTGTTAGCTATTTATTAGTAGCTGGTGGCGGTGGTGCTGGTTATGCTGGTGGCGGTGCAGGAGGATTTTTAACTGGTTCAGCCACTTTAAATGGTGGTACTGTTTATACTATTGTTGTTGGTGCTGGCGGTGCTGGAGCGCCAGGTCAAAATAATTATGGTTTTACAGCAGCCGCTTCAAATGGAAATGATTCAACTGGCATTGGTTATACAGCTACTGGTGGTGGGGCTGGTTCTGCAAACTATTCCAGCATAGCTAATGGAAGTGCTGGAGGTTCTGGTGGAGGTGGAGCAGTAACAGGAACAGGCGGTTCTGGAACATCAGGGCAAGGAAACGCTGGTGGTAATGGTGTAAACAATAGTGGTTATGCTGGCGGTGGTGGCGGTGGTGGCGCAAGTGCAATTGGTACAAATGCTTCTACATCAGGTTCAGGCGCTTCTTCAAACTTAACTGGTGGTAATGGAGGCGCAGGAACTGCATCATCTATAACTGGTTCGTCTATTACTTACGCAGGCGGTGGTGGTGGTTCTATTGATGCTCGTGTAAGCGGCACAAAAACAGTAGGAACTGGTGGCGCTGGTGGTGGAGGCACAGGAGTTTATGGAAATGGAGCTACACCTAATGCAGGAACAGCAAATACTGGCGGTGGTGGCGGTGGAAATTATTTTGATGGCGCTGGAGTAACTGGTTCTGGTGGTGCTGGAGGTTCAGGTGTAGTAATTCTTTCTGTGCCAACTGCAAATTACAGCGGTACTGTAACTGGAAGCCCTGCTGTTAGCACTTCAGGTTCTAATACAATTATTAAATTTACAGCTTCAGGCTCATATACGGCATAAGGAAAAATCATGTCACAATTAGTATTTCAAGCAAACGCAGGCGGTACGATTACCCTAACAGGTACAAATACCCCAAGCACAATCAATTTAACTGTTCCTGCAACCAATGGAACACTTTTAGTTCAAGATACTTCTAATAATTTAACCGTTACTAATTTAACTGTAACTGGCACTTCTATTCTTGGTGGTACTGCTCAAACCAAAATTCCAGTAGGCACTACTGCTCAAAGGTCATCAAGCCCTACTGTTGGTATGTTTCGCTATAACACAGATGGTGGTGGTTTTTATGAAGGCTATCAAGCTGGCAATTGGGTTAAATTCACCACAGTAAGTGAAAATCAATATACTGGAACTTATGTTCTTGTCGGTGGTGGTGGCGGTGGTGCTAGCTCAACTGGAAGCATTATTGCTGGAGCAGGCGGTGGCGCTGGTGGTTTATTAACTAATACTTTTATTCTTACTCCAAGCACTACTTATACATTCACAATTGGTGCTGGTGGCGCAACTGGTACAAGTGGCAATAACTCTGGTGCATTTTCATTAACTGCTTTGGGTGGTGGTGGTGCAAACGGAAATTCAGGTGGATCAGGTGCTGGTGGCGTTCAAAACTTTGGATCTGCTGGAACTGGTACTACAGGTCAAGGAAATAATGGTGGAACAGGTGGATCATCTGCTGCTGGAGGTGGCGGTGGCGCTGGAGCTGTAGGTTCTGCTGGCACAGGAAACCAAGGTGGTTCTGGTGGTGCGGGAGTTTTATATTCAACACTTTCTACTTATTATGCTGGCGGTGGAGGTGGCGGTGGTTACTATGCTTCTGCTGGTGGATCAGGAGGCGGTGGCGCTGGCGGTGATGGTTATGTCAATGCTGTTGGTAATGGATCAGCTAATACTGGCGGTGGCGGTGGTGGTGGTGGTAATAGAGCCAATACTCAACCAGGTGGAACTGGTGGTTCAGGAATATTTATTTTGACTGTTCCTACTGCAAATTACACAGGCACAACTACTGGTTCTCCAACTGTTTCATCTACAGGTGGAAACACAACCATGCAATTTACTTCTTCAGGATCTTACACAGCATGACCACTTATCAATGGAAAATTAGTGAAATTAGCGCTGAAGAAGGCATTATTCTTCATGCTAAATATCATGTCACAGCCACAGATGAAGATGTCAGCGTAGAAACTGAAGGCAATTGGTGGTTCTCAGACAAGATCGTAAAAAAGCCATTTGACCAAGTTCAAGAGCAAGATATTGCCCAATGGATTGAAAAAGAGTCTATTCAAGATGGCGTAAGCACGATAAAATCAGGGTTAGATAAGCAAATTGCAAGCCTAAAAAACAGCAATAAATCTTATTTGCCTTGGAATCCACCTGTCTTTAAACCAACTATTTGAGTAAAAAATGGCAAAACCCATAGACATAATCAGTAGAGCTTTAAAAGACATAGGTGCTTTAGAAGCAGGGGAAACCCCTACTCCAGAAGCTGCTCAAGATGCTTTTGATATGCTTAACGACTTGTTAGATCAATGGTCTAACGAGGACATGATGGTATTTTACAAGTCTGAGATTGTATTTCCAATTGTTGCAGGGCAAACACAATATACGATTGGCCCTGGCGGTAACATCAATGCAAGCATTACAGGATCAATTTCAGGCAATATTCTAACTGTAACTGGTATTAACTCAGGAGCTATAGTATTAGGGCAAACCCTAAGTGGTGCAGGCATAACACCTGGCACTACGATTACTGGCTTTTTAACAGGATCAGGAAACAATGTTAATGAAGCTGGAACTTATAAAGTCAATTTCCCACAGACTGTTGCCTCTACTACTATTACTTTATATTATCAGCGCCCATTATCAATCTATTCTTCATTTGTTCGGATTAACACCAATTCCAATGGCGTTCCTATCGTAAATGGTGGTTTGGACTATCCAGTATCCATTCTGAACGTAGAAGATTACGAAATGATTGGTTTAAAGACGTTAAATGGCCCTTGGCCTAAAGCGTTGTATTACCAACCATCCGAAGTATTAGGCAATATTTATGTATGGCCTAATCCATCCCAAGGTGAAATGCACATGTTTGCAGACACCGTATTTACTACATTTTTAACCTTAACTGACGATATTCCGTTACCACAAGGTTATAACATGGCAATGCGCTGGTGCTTGGCTGAACGACTAATGCCGATGTATGGCAAAGCTTCACAGACTCAAATCTCAATGATTGCTGCTTATGCTGCACAAGCTAAAGCAACAATTAAACGCACTAATATGCGCCCTGTTCAATCTGCT